AGTGGAACAGCAACAATACTACTAATCCATCTATACGAACACCATATGACACTGCTTTAAATGAATTTATTGTGACCCCCAGTGCTGGCTTCCCGTTTGGTACACTTGGTCCACATGAATGGGCGTGGTCGGTATCTACCGCTCGTTTATATGACGAATTAATTGTATCGTTTAAACTACAACCACTCAAATTCCTTAACCAAACTTTCTGTAGACCTTTGGTGAATGTATCCGGGCTACAAGTTGCGGATGATGTAAATCGGGTTACCAGTCATGCAAACGTTCAATTTCATGGGGACATTGATAGTGACGGTGTACCGTTCTTGGTGAACGGGCTAAATCAATGGTATATACATTTCAACCGATACCATGGGTTTGATGGCGTGGCTTCCGAATTTAGGCCAATGTGGAAAGATTGGACAGCTCCACTAACATATCAATTTTCTTCTTTCATTGATACAGACAATTTCAAATTAAGCAGCGATCTTTTTGATGCCACGGATCGAGATTTTGACATTCTGTTTAAGAAGTCAACGGGAATAAAGGACATTTGGGTAGACTCATTGTTGGCAACAATCGTATCAACTCCATCCAGATATGCAAGCTCTGATGAAGCAGGGTTGGGTTGGACGATATCATTTAGCAACACATCCCCAATAGGGCGTCCTATACTATCATATGCTATTCAAAACTATCCAGTACGTACTATAGTCCCAGTTTCTGATCCAGCGCCAAAATTTAGATTATTTAGTTTTCCATTGGTAGATGCTGCGATACAAGATAATATTGGCTTTGATGTGGTCAATTATTCTGAGAGCCTTGGCCCAACCACTGCAACCGGTCTTTCTAATGACGCGACAGTGTACACCGGGTCCGTAACATTCAATACGACGACAGTGATTGGTATTTCTGTCATAGGAAGCAACGCACAGACCTTCCAAGATTTGATGGATGAGATAAACGCCCAGTTTGGCTTAAACGGAACAGTGTCTATAGAAGAAGGAAACCTTCGAGTAGCAAGTGATCAGGTAGGCGGATTAACCGCTGCACTTATTACAGATGACTCCATTTTTGATGCCGCAACCCCCACCACTATAACATATGGCGGGACCACGGGCAGTCAACTTGGATTAATTGAATTTGATGGTATCTTCTTCTTGAATGATGATGTCGTTCAATTCTTCCCAACACAAACACAATTTAGTGTTCTGGATTCCACAAACTTTGATGGCACGTATACTATTAAATCTTCAGTGTATGATGCTGAAACCAGACGCACAAGAATTGAAATTAAAGAAAATATAATCATAACCAGTTCAGTCATAGATGGTAATTTAGAGCCAGCCGGAGCTTTAACTATGCCAGATGAATGGGTTACCGGCACAGGAGTCACATGGAGTACTAACGGGGTAGCCCCGGCGTTCTTCAACACGGTTACATTGTTCTATCTAATACGTGATAATGATAGAGAATTTAGGTTGGCCGTATCTAGAGAATCTGCTTTAGCAGAAACCCCGGTTGTGTCGCCAGCAGATATCGGCACAAACCAACAATATATTGGTAGGGTACGAAATAACTTTAAAGCAATATCCGGTAGACTTATTGACCAATATTGGAAGCAACATTATTTAGACACGCGGGTTGCACGTGTTTTACCAACCCCTATAACTATTTCTGGGTTGCAGAATATAATAGATTTCCTCCAAGGGTATTCTGGGTTGCTGGAGGCCCAAGGGGTTTTTTATGATGATCCGTCATCCCATAACCGTGATGCAGAAACTGGTAGGACTATAGACTGGCAACTAATTACAGAAAAATTCATTGAAGTATTACACACCGCAAGGGAACGTGGACAGCAACGGATAGAGGAATTTGAAGTTTCGCCTGATTACACTACCAACACCTTCACCCACGTGCCCAGTGTCTCCGGTATAGAGTCCATTCAGTGGACAACGGGCACCAGAGTGACAATGAAGGCGGAAGACACCACCACAGAGTCAGGTGTGCTCCCGGCAGAATTTAACAATGCCATTGCAGAATCTATACCGTATTACATCATACGCACAAACAGTGGAGCATTTCAACTTGCTGGAACTTCCTTGCAAGCCACAAAAATGCTTGCTTTGGAATTCACAGACAATGGATCTGGAAAAATCTCATTTATCAACAGCCTTGACGACAGATCTTTCCAGACATTTAGATTGAATCCCCAAAGAAATTCCATAGTGGTAGAGCATCCCATTGGAGTGCTATCTAATGTATTGGACGGCACTAAGTTAGATTTGATAACAGATCAAAGAGTTTATGATGCCAACAATAACAATTTGGAATCTGGTGACATAATTGTAAGCCGAAGAGATCTGCGAACTCATATTGAATTGTCTGCCAATAGGCGAGAGTACAACAGGATATTCCCTGACAGTGCCGTTGAAATGGTCGGTATGCATCTGTTTTTCGATGGGTACGAGCACATCTTGCAGTTCCCTAACTATAGCACGGCGGGTATCTTGTTATATGATCCATTTTTGGGCATCAATATACCTCGTGTTTTCTTGGAGTTTGATAGACAAACAAATTTCACATTCCGGCCAAATGTTGGCGGTAATGTTATACATGATCGTGCCCAAATTCAAAATATTGAATCGGCCATTGATTCACTACGCCGTGCGTACAGTACACACAGGTCTAAGGAAGGAGATGATATTACCAAGAAAGTACGTGAAGCATTGGGATATGATGGCCCGTTTGATTATGCCGATGATCTTGGGATAACTGACAAGGCACAGTTTACGTTCCATCGTGGGGCTATACAAAAGAAAGGCACGAACTTTGCGGCGAACGCTTTTGCAAACCAATCGGCATACGATTCCTTGATTGTCGATGAATTCTGGGCAAACCACATAGCAGGGTTTGGTGACTCTAAAGAACAAATATACCCAGAACTTAAGTTGACCACCAACGACGTTCTACGTAATGAACTTCGGTTGGAATTTTTAGATCCGGGACTTCAGGTTTCTAACCAATCCTTTACCGGAATATACCTTGCTGATTCTTCTCGCTGGTATAACCATCCAGATCAAGTGGAGAGCTTGGCACCTCGTGACAGGTTCTATATGAACATGCGAAGAGTGCAGTTCATTAGTATAGACCCAAACACTTCACCAGAATACATAGAAGCCAACAATAATAGATATTTGTATCTTTCGGAGCCAGCAGATGCCGCATGGGTCATAACCGACACACTTGATGTATTGGATGAAGGTAATGACTTCGTGTTTGTGACCAACAATTTGATTAGATTCGCAAACCCATCGTTGAACCCGGTCACACATAATATTTCAGTTCTTACCCTAACGTACAGTAATTCGGCGCAGAATCCAGCCACCATCATTAACAGAGAAGAAGGCACGGTTGTTACTGAATTGCCTATTTGGAACCCTGCCCGACAAGAATATTACTCTAAGGCTATCTATGTAGTCGATACACGTCAATCCTCGGACCCGGCTAGGTACAATGTTCCAGTGGCATCAGATGTTACCACACCTGATAACTTCTGGCATTCTAACTATACAGAACACGTATGGTTTGATACAAACGAAGAAGGATATGTGCCTTACGATGATAGGCATATTATAAAAGACATTAATCTTCGCTTACGGTCATGGGGCCTACTCTCCGATTGGGGTCAAATTAATCTATACCAATGGACAGAGAGCAATGTACCACCCAGTGAATATGACGCTCTTGCCTTGATTGAAGAAAGCGATCCATCTATACCAATAACAACAAGAAAAACGGGAACCACGCGAAAGATTGTTTTCCGCAATGAAGGAAGCGAAGATGAGCCGTTTTGGGTAGAAGAACGAAATCGACACTACGAGTTTTTGACAGACATAGTAACAACCACGTCATATACCCTCTCTGGTGCTCCATTAAATGAACTAATGGAAGTGTATCTAAATGGTATCTTTACGGAAACAGAAACTTTTGGATCATCCGATGATTTTCGGGCGTTTGCCGAGTTAACCCGGAATGCTTCAAGTGACATTATTCACCTCATTGCACCGGCCACAGTACCCACAGATGAAGAAATCGACAATTCATCATATAAATTAGATACTCCGTACTCCACATATGACAGGGTTGACTCTATTACGGGCCAAACTGTCCTCACATACTTCTTCTGGGTAGAAGACAGATTGAGCAATATTGAAGTACGTGGTGGGTTTACGAACAACACAACGCTTAAGACGGCTGCGGAAGGAATGAAGACGATTCCCTCACCATATATGATACCAGCCATCAGTAATATTGCGGATGTTGTTCTTTCTACAACAAGTTTTTCTGACATACTTAAATTTATGGACCCGGCTAGATCACATACAGAAAGTACGTTATCGTATGAATTCCCGTTCTCCTTTAACCAACTAGTAGTAAAAGGATTAAACGATCACGTTCGAGCAGACGATGCGTATGTTTTGCGATTCACTCGGGACTTTACCTTACGGGATGACCTAACCCCAGAATTCACAACGGATTCCGATAACTTTCTGAAACGTAAAAATGTTCACAATGAATGGAAATTGTTCCGTGAACGTCAACTGTCTAAAATTGACATAGGTTTGTGGCATAACATCACTGAAGCCTTATTAGGGTTTGAATATGACGGTGATCCGTTATCTGGTGAAATCGTGCCTACGCCAACACCGACAGTTACGCCAACGATCTCTGTAACGCCGTCTGCTGGCACAAGTCCGACACCGACACCAAACGTAACGCCGACAACCACGCCGTCTATAACACCGACAAGGACGCCTGTACCGAGCATAACCCCAAGTTCTTCACCAGAACCGGGGGCATCACCTACACCGGCACCTACGATGACGAGGACACCGGCTGTGACTCCTACAGAAACACCGAACCCGACGCCGACACGTACCCCGGTTGTAAGTTCTACACCACCGGTTACAGTGACACGTACCCCGGCACCGTCGCCAACACCGTCACCGTCTTATATTCCGCCGACGCCGAGCAATACGCCGAGCAATACGCCAATTATCGAGCCCTCTCCATCGGCACCGCCACCTACGCCAGATAGTACACCAGCGGTCAGTTTGGGGGCAGAAGAACCAGATCTTATTCCTTGGGGGGATCAGAGTATTATCCACGACGAACACGAAACAGTGGCTGGGTTTGCTGGGTTTAGAGTAAACGGTGCGATAGATAATACTCCCGAAGGAGATGATCTTGCACTTGCTCTATTTAAGGGAAGGTGGAGTGCAGAATTTCCTATTCTTGTAGTATCAGCTACTTCGTCACACCACGGGACAAACGTTACTAGGGAAGACCCATGGTTAGATCACACAGCGTGGGCCACTACTTTAAATAATGTACCCGGATATGTATACTCCAACGCTTACATTTATGTTAGACAAGTGGGGGATGACCATGACTTGACCTCTTCTTCTGATGAGCTTGATGAATGGTTAAGTCTATGGTTCACTAGAAGATGGCAGTTACGTGTAAGCAACTTAGATAATGTTTTCGAAACCACAACCGTATTAGATACATGGATGGTTACAGGAGCGTCTGCACCATCTGGTAATCCGTCACAAGGCGGAACGCCGGGGGCAATCTATATGGGTGAAATAACACTTTCTGTCATAGATCCATGGGAAGATCCTGCTAACCAACCTCTGTTCCCGGAGGCTCCAGCACAAGTGCCGACAGAGGACGATCCACCGAGAAGGATTTGGAGATACAAGAGACCCGGAGACCCCGGCTATATAGGTAACTAAAATGACTGATATATCGACAGATAACTATTTTTACAACAGTCAAATACGCAAGCACATGGTTCAGTTCATGGCAATATTCAGTGGGATGAAGGTAGCTATAGGCCAAAACGACGCTGGATCTGATACAAATCTTGTGGAGGTTCCTGTTATCTATGGGTCACGAGATCGTGTAGTATCCCATATTCTTTCGGAAAACACCCAGAATAAGATGCTTAGGCTTCCAATGATAAGTTCCAACGTGATCGGATTGGAGTTGGCTACAGACTTTTTATCAGGTCAAAACCAAGAAAGGAAAGAAGTTAAGCTTAAAAGAGGCGGGTCAATCCCAGACGACCTACAACAGTTAACTATGTTGAAGCCAGTACCGTATAGAGTATTTGTGGATCTGGGTATAAATGTGTCAAATACAGACCAACATTTTCAAATTTTAGAACAGATTTTGCTTCTTTTCAACCCTTCTTTACAAATCCAAATGTCAGATGTATATGGGAACATGGCAGATGTCATAGAAGTATTTTTTAGAAGTTTGGCCATAGACGAAGATTATCCAGCAGGGGCAGAAAGAAGAATTATATCATCCTCTTTAGCCTTTGATTTTGTGATGTATCTCTCCAGCCCAGTAAATTTACGGGATGAAATAATCAAAACTATCAAACTTAGAATATCCGCATCAAATGATGTCAATGTTGTACCTTCGGAATTGAATGCCAACGTTGATCCCTTCATAATAACTGCCGAAGATTGGGACCAAACTTAACAACCTGCATTTTCTAGGAATTACGATGCAACCCTCATAAATAGTATTAACGATATTAATTTATGAGGAGATATCACAAATGGCAACTTTAGTAAGTCCCGGCGTGGCCGTAGACGTAATTGGAGAAAGTTTTTTCATTCCGGGCCGTCAAGCCACAGTACCTCTTATCTTCGTCGCTACGGCTGACGAAAAGCTCCAATCGGACGGTATTTCACCGGCCTTGGGCACATACGAACATAACGTCATCCGCACAGTAACTGGATTGGCACAGTCTGAAGACCTATACGGTATTCCGCGTTTTCTTACAGACGATGCCAGCCAGCCTATGCACGGTGACGCCCGAAACGAATACGGTGTAGACGCTCTCAACAAATTCCTTGAAATTGGTGATAGAGCGTTTGTTGTAAGAGCAAACGTCGATCTAGACGACTCTTATGCTAACCAAAAGGCATCTTGGACCACTAAAGTAGCTGACGCTGCTGACGTTCTAAACGCCTTGGTAGTCGATTTTATCATAGAGTATAACTCTGCAAACGGCCTTGTACCGGCATCTGTTGGATACAAGCAAACCGTGACAGCTTCCGAACTTAAGGATCTCGTAGATTCTGCAATGGTTCCAGTGTTTGATGCCTTTGCATTTAGTTCAACCGCATTCCAAGAAGCGTTCATTTTCGATCACACAATAAGCCGTGCAGGATTCCAAGAAGTTTCCTATGATACCACAGGTGGTAACATTACAGGTCTGGATAACACTGGCCTAGCAAACGACACAACGGCATATGGCTTTGAAGTAACAGTCTCCGACAACGGCGGAACCAACTCTTTTGTTGTATCCATTGCCGGTCAAGACGCCCAAAACTATGCAGAGCTTATTTCCGAAATGGAATCAGCAATACAAGCAGTAACAGGCGATGCTGGAACAGTAGTTGAAATCATTGCCGGTAAGATCCGAATCACTTCTGGTCTGTCTGGTGCATCTTCTGCTGTTGAAATCACATCTGATGGCTCCAGTGGAACGACACCATTGTTCTTGAACACAACCCTGTTTTCAACAATTGATGACCCGATTAATGGTAAGGGTGCTGCTCCACTATCCGTATATGACGACGATTTCGCCGTAGTTGTATCCACATATGATGGAATGGACTCGATTATCGAAGACTGGGTAGCTGGTACTGTTGTTGCTACAGAATTTACAGCAGATGAGGCCGAAGGTGTCCTTCTTGCTGCACGAAGCGAATTCGACAACACTTTGGAATTCCTTACCCTCACTTCCCTTGGGGCAAACGACGCAGAACGTCGGGCAACCATTGTTACGCAGCTTCAGGGCGCTATCAATAACCCAAACAGCATTTTCCGGTCAGACCGATTCGATTATAATCTGGCTGTGACACCGGGATTCTGGGAAACTTCCGACGAACTAGTTCGCCTAGCGGAAGATATGGACGGTGAGATATTCATCATTGGTGATACACCTTTCAATCGCCCACCTACTGGTGCCAATGGAATGATTAGCTGGCAGGATGATAATAAAGTATTCAGCAGCAGCATTGCTTATTACTATCCGCACGGTCTTTCCTCTAACACCGACGGTGCAGAGATTATGACTTCCGCTGCTTCTTCCGCATTACGCACATTTGCGCTTAATGACAGAAGCGGAGAACTCTGGTATGCACCGGCAGGACCAACCCGTGGAACAGCCACCCACTTGACATCTATCGGATATGTTTCCGGTGTCTTGGGTACCGCAACCACGTGGGTTGAAGAGGATGTTGACAAGGGCACACAAGATACATTGTTCGCCGTTGATATTAACTACTACGCTGATATCATTAACCGAGGCATCATTTTGATGGCCCAAAACACTACACAATCTACGGCATCTGCCTTAGACCGTGTTAACGTAGCCCGTTTGACAGCCTTCATTCGACGTACACTTCGTCGTAGACTGTTTGACTTCCTGTTCGAACCAAACGACGACCTGACTCGCCAGAACGTAAAAGCGGCTGTTGACAGCTTCTTGGCAGAATTGGCAGGTAGGCGCGGATTGTTTGACTTCGCTACGCAAGTAGACGACACAAACAACACCCCGGCTGTTGTCGCTCGTAGCGAATTGGTTGTTGATATAGCAATCAAGCCAGTACAGGCTGTTGAATTTGTACTCGTTGACTTGCGTCTAGTGAGGACTGATGCCGTTATTCGATAATACGGTGATTTAACATAGCAGTAAATCAGGGCGTTTCCTTTTATACAGAGGAAACGCCCTCTTACTATATGGGTAGTTATTTAGCTAATAGCGGCTTGATTTTCTGATCGTAGAAGCTTTCTAGACGTTTTTCTATCTTATCCCTGTTTTCTTTATCAATCATTTTGGGATCACCAAGAAGTTCCATTGCTTTCTTTTTGAATTCATTGACGTTATTACCGAACTCTTCACCGGCCAGATGG